TAGAGAGGATATATACATATGAAAAAGAGAAAACTTGACAACTTGGATTTAAAACAGCGTGAAATCGACGAATACAACAAAAAGCATAAAACTCACTACAGCTACGGTATGTACACAGCATTAGTCCGAATAGGTAAAATTATACCCGACTGTGACAGAAAGGAAGTTAAAAAATAATGAAAACAAAAAAGTGCTTTGACATCTGCAAGAAAAGTGGAGTCTTTTATGTGTATCAAGCCGAATATGACGAGCAGTGGCTTTCTGACGGAAGCGCCTGCTACCCTATCACAGGTTTACCAATGCTGACAGAAGACAGCATATGCAAGCTCTATGATATTAACGATACTCAGAGAAACAAGTGTTGCTTTGAATTTTTTGTTGGCACTCCTCCAATCTTAGTGTCTGACAGTGATCCAAATGAATCAGATGCTGAGATGTGGGATATTACAATAGCAATCAAAGATAAGATAGTCATACCAATTTCGACCGAAGAGGGAATTTTATTTGTTGATATAAAATATTTAGCTCCGTTTACCGATATGCCAAATGGCGATATGCGTTTGACTATAAGAGATGGGATTAATGGCAAGAAATATGTATGCGTCAAGTTTGGCTTGATAGCATATGCATTTATTGTTCCTGTTGATGTGATTAACGACGAATTTGTAAATAAGATTGAAAAACTATACTCACAGTCAAAAATAGCATTGAACAATTTAGGAGGTTCGGTTAAATATAATGAAACAGTATGAAGCAGACGAACAAAAGAAGCTCTTTCGGTGGGCTGATTTTATGAAAACTGAATATCCCGAATTGGATATGATGTTCCACATCCCTAATGGAGGTAGTCGAAACAAGGTTGAAGCAAGCACAGAGAAAATATGCGATATTAAATCAAAAAGGAGTGTGATATAGATTGCCGACAAGAAAGCATATATCAAAATCTACAAGACTAAAAGTTTACGAAAAATACAACGGTCATTGTGCTTATTGTGGTTGTGAACTTGCATTAAAGGAAATGCAAGTTGACCATATGCAGAGCGTGTATTGGTATGACGGTGCAAACGATATTGAGAACTACAATCCTGCTTGTAGAATGTGTAATTTCTATAAATCAACAATGCCCATTGAAGATTTTAGAGAGCAATTAGGTAAAATACTATCAAGACTGGAAAAGGTTTTTATTTTTAGATTAGCTAAGAAATACGACTTAATCAGAGAAATAAAAGAACCTGTAATATTTTATTTTGAAAAAGAAAATTTGAAAAAAGTTGTGGATTTTGAGCCTAAAAAGCCTATTAAATCTGATGTGCAAGAAATTAAACACGGAAAGTGGGTATCGACTGGAAATACTTTAGGGTATACTGAATATCATTGCTCAGAATGCGATAATTATTTATTTTTAGATTCCAAGGATGATGAGTTGTATAATTATTGTCCTTATTGCGGTGCAAAGATGGATAAGGAGGAAATCAATGACTAATTACGAGAAAATCAAACAGATGTCAATTGACGAAATGGTTCAAGGTGATATTACTTTGCTCGGGTGTGTCGGTCATGTTCCGATGGAATATTGTAATAAATTCCACGGTAACTGCATTGATTGCAAAAAACATTGGCTTGAAAGTGAGGCAGAAGAATGACCCTTGACGAATTAAAAGTTGAAATATCCGAACGCATAGAAAGTGAACAGGAGAAGATGAGCGGATATAATGACAGCAAAAGCAGAAAGGACAAACATTATTACATAAGTGAAGGAATGGTGATAGCGTACGGAATTGTGGCTGATCATCTTGGTGATTTGGAGGTGCTTGAATGACAAATGAAGCGTATGAGCAGATTAAGCTATTCAACTGGGTTGCATATGCGAGAAATACTTATCCGCAGCTTGACTTGCTGTATCATGTACCAAATGGTGGCAAGAGAAATCAAAAAGAGGCTTTTAATCTTAAGCGTCAAGGAGTGCGTGCAGGTGTACCGGATTTGTGTTTGCCGGTTGCAAGAGGAAAATTTCACGCACTTTACATTGAACTCAAGGTGGGCAACAACAAAGCGACTGAAAAGCAGCGAAAATGGATAAAGAGACTGAGAGAGCAGGGCAATTTGGCGCTTGTTTGCTATGGCTGAGAGGAGGCCTCGGCTGTACTGCTTAAGTACATAAAGCTAAAGGCGGACAGTGAAGATGAAAAGCTGTGAGAATTGCAGGCATTTTACTCGCTGCTCAGCGAGGAGCAGAGGAGTGGTGTGCAACTGCTGGGGAAAATATACAGGAAGAAAGGACGGAATAAAAACGATGGCAGAGGAAAAGGTACTGGTTTTCAAGTACGCAGAGCCGCTCGGCTACAAGAAAGCGCAGGATAAAATTCTCAAGTATCTGAATTTAGGAGAATAACAATGGAAAATGAAAATGCAGAAACCAAAGTCGAAGAAGTCACAGAAGAGAGTAACTTTGACACTCTGAGTGAACTTGACAAGCTTGCGGTCGGATTTATCGCAGGTGAAATTGATACAGATATAATAAACAGTCTTGATACATACAACCGTTGGTTTGTGCTGTCGATGTCAGCTATATATAGTTGCGGCAAAATCGGCTTGCTCTCGGCTAAAAGTTGTGTGCAGGTCAAATACAAGTTATTGAGCGAATACAGACGATTCAGAACAGAAACATATTTCGCAGAGATTGAGCACCGTGAATGGATTAAACGAACGAGAGAAACATCTTGCAAACTTACAGAACTTGCACATCAAATTAATAACAAAGATACTGATGCATTAAAAACAGCTGTCGAGATTATTGACTTATTCACGAAACAAGATGTATATAATCAATTATTTATAAAAGCAGAAGCTGATGAAGAGTATAAGCAGAAATGTGTACAAGCTCTTACACAAAATGAAAAACTCTTCTTCGACCGCTTTGGCAATATACCTTTTGTAGATTTGCTTTTTAAATTCTATAAATCCACAGAAGAGAACAGGGCAGCGGAAATATACAAAGAGCTTGATTGCGATAATCTTAATGTTGTTGCACATAGAGTTCCTGTAAAATCCGAAAATTGCAAAGGCATAGCAAAATCATATCTTGAATATTTCAAGTAAAAATCGCAGGGGCTGAAATGCCCCTGCATATCCTGCTCAAGTAATTAATTAAGTGACCGCTATAAAAAATAATGATATAATAAAGGATTTATAAAATGTACATATATAAATGTGAAGTTAAATCAGGGCCTATGCTCGAAATAAAATATTATAAATCATTACGCAAGCGTAACAAAAAGAACATTGCACGCAATTTCAATCAAGCAAAAACAAACGAAAAACAAGCACTTGCAAACCGCATTCGTGGAGAGCAGCATACTCAAAGACTTATCCTCTGTAACTTTACCGAAGGAGATTGGTTTGCTCGCTTTTCAGCGCCCAAAGGAGAATTCACAGAGGAGCAGTTTGAAAAGATTGTTAATAATTTTTTCAAACGAATCAAACGCAGAGCAGAAAAAATAGGAGTACAATTCAAATACATTGGCTACTGTGAATGTGGCAAGCTCGGCAAGAATTGGCATCTGCATATAGTGATTGAAGATTGCATCAGAGAAATTGCAACAGAGTGTTGGCAATGGAAAAACGGCATAAACTTCACACCGCTATATCAAGACGGCAATTTTGCCGATCTTGCAAAATATATTCGCAAAGATGTTTGCGGAAAGAAAAGGTTAAGAACATCAAGAAATCTAACCAAGCCCGAAGTAACAGTTTTTGAGGGCAAAAAGCGTGAATTCAAAAAACTTGAAAAAGGCGAGGCCTTGCCTGTGCCTGATGGATATTATTTTTACAAAGACGATATGTGGGTTAATGACTTCACTGGAGCAAGCTATCATTTTGTATTTATGCAATTGACTGCAACAAGGAGGCAGACAAACAATGAACCTGAAACAAATCAGAGAAATGAGTGACAATATCTGTAATTACAGAGTCAGGATAGCCACTCTTGAAGCAGAGGTAACGCACATTACCTCAAACATTACTGCTGCAAACGGAGCAAGTGCGTCAGGGAGCATTGACAAGATAGTGCCCCAAATAGCTGACCTTCGAAACGAATTACACAACACAGAAAAGAGAAGAGCTGTTGCAATATGTAGTATACCAGCTGAAACAACAGAGGGCAGCTGCTTAATTTTGCATTTGCGTGATAAGCGTTCTTGGAAAGAAATAGCGTTCATTATGGGCGGAGGGAATACAGAGGACGGAGTGCGTATGATGTGCAATCGCTACGAATGGTAAATTTAAGCAAAGTTGTTCGTTTGTTCGGTGTAATGTATGTTAAACTATACTTGAGCAAAGCTCTAAAAAATACAAGGTTAATTTAAGTCGCTGTTACTGCAGCGGCTTATTTATTTGAAAATGATAAAAAGACATGTAACAACTGAATGGATAATACAACAAGTACAAAGCGGTAAAGCTTATAGATTTTATCTGACAGCAGATTGGATACAAGTGCGTGAAAAGAAAAAAGAAAAAGAACATTACGAATGTGAACGATGCAGAGCTAAAGGCAAATATACCCCATGCGAAGCTGTACATCACAAGAAGTACCTTAAAGCAAGACCTGATCTTGCTCTTGACATCAACAATCTTGAATGTTTGTGCAAAGATTGTCATTACAAAGAGCATCACAAACTGCAAGAAAAAATTTTTTCAGAAGAATTTTCCGAGAAATGGTAGCACCCCCCCGGGGTCAAAAATCGCACTTACCTCAAGCATATGGATAACGGTGTACAGGGTAGACAATTTGTCCTCGCACGCACGCACGAGAAATTTTTGTGAAAGGAGCAATAAAATGGCACAAGTTAAAATGGCAAAAATCAAAGAAAGCTTAATTGAACAACTCACATTAAAAGGAGCAGACATTGATGTGTATCGTGACTTAATCGAAAGTTACATTTTCTACACTAAACTTGAACGACAAATGCAAGCTGACATAAAGAAAAACGGTTTGTCGTACAAAGCAATTTCCTCGACAGGAAAAGAATACACTAAAGACAATCCGTCAGTGAAAAATTCAATAATGTACAACAAGCAAAGACTTGCTATTCTTTCGCAAATGGGGCTATCAATCGACAAGGTAGAAAGTGATGTAAATGACGAACTGTAAATACCTTGACGATTACATAAAGCAAGTAAAAAGTGGTCAATATCGTGTATGCAAAGAGCAAATACAGCTTGTAAATTTCATAGAAAAAGTATTCGAAAATGAGCAAGTCTATGTTGACAGTGAGCAGGTTGAAAAGTATTTTGCTCTACAGAAATATTTTCCATACGAATTATTTGCGTGGGAAAAGTTTTGTTTTATTCTGCATAATTGCACATATTCCGCACCGGGTGTATTAAGATTTCCCGATTTAGTTTGTGTGGTCGGGCGAGGCGCAGGAAAAAATGGCTATCTTGCATTTGAAGATTTTGCTCTGCTCACGCCTGTCAACGGCATACGCAATTACGATATTGACATTTGTGCAACATCAGAAGAGCAAGCAAGCACAACTTTTAATGACATCTACGAGATTTTGGAAAACAATTCTACAAAAATGCAGCGGCATTTTAAGTGGAATAAAACAGAGATTACAAACATAAAGACTAATTCAACAATCAGATACAGAACTTCAAACAGCAAAACGAAAGACGGAGGCAGACCCGGCAAAGTAGATTTTGACGAAAAGCACGCATATGAAAATTATAAGCTCATTGATGTTTTCACAACGGGCTTAGGCAAAAAAGCTATGCCACGCAGAACAACAATTACAACTATGGGAGATGTTCGGGACGGGCCGCTTGACAACGAGCTTGCCGCAGGTCTTGAAGTACTGAATGGTGATGCACCTGACAACGGCACTCTTTATTTCATATGCAGGTTAGACAATGAAAAAGAGGTATATGAGCAAGAGAATTGGTACAAAGCAAATCCGTCGTTGCAATATTTTCCAAATTTGTTAAGAGAAATTCAAAAGGAATTTGAGGATTGGAAGCGTGACAAAGTAAACAATTCATCTTTTATGACTAAGCGTATGAATATCCCCAAGGGTACAGAAATGCACCCGGTTACAGCGTGGGAAAACATAAAAGCCACAAACAGACCGCTACCCGATTTGGAAGGCAAAACTTGTGTGTTTGGTCTTGACTATACTAAAACAACAGATTTTCTCGGAGCAGGTTTGCTGTTTATGATTGATAACGAAATTGTTTGGAAACCGATGTCGTGGTATTGCTCACAATCCGCTGACCTCAGCAGAATTAAATTTCCGTATGATAAACAGCCTGACCTACAACGAGTTGATGGTGCAGAAATATCGCCACAAATTGTTGCAGAATGGCTCAAAGAACAGAAAAAGCACTACAACATCATAGCAGGAGCGCTTGATAATTACCGCTACACTTTGCTCAAAAGTCCTCTATTGGAGTGTGGATTTGAGTGTGACCGCAAGGGACTTAATAACTTAAAACTCGTGCGTCCGTCAGACAAAATGCTTGTAGCTCCGCTGATAGCATCTGATTTTGCAAACCATAAAATCATATGGGG